ACCACAGACCAGCCCAAACGGAAGGCGCGACAAGAAGGGTAACCCGGTGAGGTTTATTGGTGCGTACGTCTCGGCTGAATTGAAGGCAGAACTTCAGGAGTGGGCGAAGGAAGAAGATCGAACTTTAAGCCAGCAGGTCACGCGGATACTACGCGGCGCCGTCGAAGCCATAGAACGAGCGAGCTAAAAACTAAATCCGGCGCCTCTCTCGCGAAGAAGACGCCGGACGAAACAAACAGAGTGGCTTATGGACCAAGAGAATAACACGCCTTCAAAACTATCGACAAGATACTTCCCGCCTAACCGGTGGCAGTTTCTTAACTCAGTACATTACGTACCTAAGCCACGCCGTAAGTTTCGTATTCCATTCTTCTATTTAATCCTGTTGGTGATCGCATCAATCTGTTTCAGCTATGTACTGATGTACGTGCTTGAGAGGGCGGTGGGATGAGTGCAACAGCGGAAATCAACGCCTCTGAATTCGCGCAGAGTATTCATGCGACCTGGGCGCGGATTGTATCGGCAGATCGCCGCCCGCCCGCGCCGCATCCGCATGTTTACGCATCCTCTTACCGATCATGTGTTCGTCGGATGGTCTACGACATGACGTCGCCCGATCAGGTTCAACCATGGTCGCCGGACACTCTCGCAAACTTTCAAAGAGGCAACGACCGCGAACGTGAACTACTGATCGACTTACAAAGAGTGGGACGCGCGCATTCGCCCGCATTCGAGGTAATCGGTCAGCAGGAGCGCTTTGAACTGCGAGACACGCAGAGCCGGATAGCGATCGTCGGTAAGGTCGACGCGCGAATCAAGCTTAACGGCATGTCGGCGCCGGTCGAAACGAAGTCATGGAATCCGAACACGGTCGCGCGAATCAGAACGTTTGAAGATGTCTTTCAGAATCCGTGGACGCGCTCCGGCGGCTATCAACTTCTCTCTTATCTATACGGTTCAAACGAACCCATTGGCTTCATGCTGCTCGATCGCAATGGTCTGCCGCTAATCCTGCCCGTCGTTCTATTCGACCACCTGGATAAAGTTGAGGATTTTCTACGGCGTGCAGAAATTGCTCTGAACCATGTTCAAGCAAAGACCCTTCCAGATTTTCACAGAGATCCAGCTGAGTGCAAAAAGTGTTCTTACTTCGGAACGGTGTGTCAGCCGCCATTGAGGCACGAGGGCGCGCGGATACTTACCGATCCAGATCTTATCGAAATGCTCGAAGAGCGCGCGAAGCTCGAGGATGCGGCAGATAGGTTTGACGCACTCGACAAAGAGATTAAGACGCGGCTTCGCGGCGTCGAGCAAGGCATCGCCGGCGAGTTTGTTTTACAGGGTAAGTGGCAAAAGCAAACTACGTACAACTGGCCGGCTGATTTGAAGGCCAAGTATGGGAAGAGCGATCCAAAGGGTAAATTCATTCTAACAATCACCAAAGCATAAAAACCACAAAAGCAAAAGGAGCAAAACTATGGCTAGAAGAAAACCGTCGCCGCTGGTTCAAGCAATAGCGGCATTCAACGCGCTCGACGAAAAGGATCGGGCTACGCTCGCTGATTACATTCGGACTCAGATACCACGCAATTCGAAGAGCACGGCCAAGAAATCGCGCAAGGTGGCGGACGCTCCGTCGGACGAAACAGCGAAAGGGGCGAGCGTATGACAACAGCAACAGAACAGGCCATCGACGGGGAGATCGTGGAACAAACCGCGATAGACATCCGTCATCCAGCAGCCCCGGCGACCCTTGAGCAGATTGCTGCGCTGGGTGACGGTGCAAATGAAATTGTTCGTGCTCGCATTCAGGTATTGCAAACGCTTCGCAGGGCGTCGATCCAAGCTACTAATCCGGAAGACTGGCTGCTGTTTCATGCGGTTGATCGACGGACCGGCCAGGAGCGCACCGTTGCATATCTTCAGGATGCAGGATGCGATCGTGTTGCTTCGTTGTGGGGCATTGAAGTCTTCGGAATTGAAAAGCCCGAGCGGATCATGGCGAACGATGGCACTGCTAACTTTATGTACCTGATCCGCGGATCGGGTCGGTGCTCGATCACCGGCCAGACTGTTGAGCAGATGGAAGGCGGAAGATCTTCATCCGATGATTTCTGCAAAGACAAGTCAGGAACAGCGCTGGAGCTCGCGACGCGAAAGGCCGCGCGCGCCAACTTGGACGGCAATATCGTTCGCGAGTTGACCGGACTGAAATCGGTTCCGCTAACAGAACTCCAGGCCGCATGGGAAGGCTCAAGTAAAAGCTGGGATAGGTGTGTTAAGGCGCGCGGCTATGGAAGCGGCAAGCCCGAAACCGTCGACGGCGCAGCGCCGGTTTCGACAACGCCCGTTCCAAACTGCCCTACCTGCAACGGTCCAATGTGGGACAACCGAGCTAAGAAGCAAAGCCCGAAGTCTCCTGATTTCAAATGCAAGGATCCGAAGTGTGGCAAAGCGGTGTGGGAAGACAGCAAGACCAAAGCGGAGACGGTCGCAGCGGGCACAAACGGGCCGACGCCGGAAGGCGAGGCCACAGGCATTAAGATGCAAAGAGCGCTGATGCGCGGCAAGTTTTCCCGGCTCGGCTGGGACGAAAAGCGTCAGGACCAGTTTTGCGGAGGGCGCGACCTGGCCGCGTTCAAGTTGGATGAGTTGGTCCAGCTCAACGCCTCGCTCGATGAAATTATCGCCGGCGCGTGATCTTTTGACATTCTCCGTTTCGTGCTTGGCTGGCCAATAGTTGAAAGCGTATCTGCGATTCCAAACGGCGTGAGTAGACGAAGCGCGAGTAAGCCAAGGCATGAGTCGCCAGGACTACGGCTAATCATCGGGTCGCACTCGCTCTGATTCAGTCGCCTGTGTGCCGCTAACGACAATCTCGCGGCGAGACGGAGAACTAACTTTTGACGTCTGCGCAAACTGAGCACGCGCAGACACTTTGCGGGCGGGTTTACATCCTGTGGCTCGCCCGCCTTTTAAGACCGTTCGTATCGGAGAGACTTATGGAGTTCACGGTAAGCAAGCAAGACCTGCTACAGGCACTTGAGCCAGTGCGCGACGTTGTCGAAAAGAGAAACTCAATCCCGGTGCTCGCGAACATGCTAATAGAGTCCATCGACGAGCGTGCGGTCAAAATTACAGGCACGGATCTGGACGTTTGGATTCACTCCGAGGTCGAAGTTGAGGATCTCGTAACGGGCAGAGCGATATGTATCTCCGCTCGCCACCTTTTTGATCTCGCGTCGGTATTGCCCGATTTGCCTGTCAAGATCAAGACAGAGGAGGGTGATTGGATTAGCGTCGCGAGCGGCAACGCCGCATTCAAACTGCTCGGCATATCTCGCGACGCTTTCCCTGAAGTACCGGCCTTCAAGAAGACGCCGATCCGCATACCCGCGAGCCTGTTCAAGGGCTTCACGGATCGAACGATCTTCGCCATCACTCAGGAAGAGTCACGTTACACATTGAGCGGTTCAAAATTCGTTGTGGATAAGGACGGTATTAAGGTCATCACAACTGACGGTCACAGGCTCGCCCTTGTGACACACAGCGGGATTATCGCCAACGGCAACCTGCCTATCGATATTCTGATCCCGCGTAAGACCTCGGCGGTCCTGTCCAAATTAACCGCGACCCCTGATGGCGACATTCATATCGGCGTCGATGATTCGCATTTCTATTGTCATGCCGGTTCGTGGCGGCTGATCTCGAGACTGCTCTACGGGCAGTTTCCGAACTACGAAATGGTGATGCCGAAGGACAACGACAAGTCAGCCGTAATCGATCGATCTCTGCTCGGCGCCGCAATTCGTCGCGTCGTGCTAATGGCCGATGAACGATCGCGCGCGATAGAACTTAACTTTCAAGCAAACCAAATCGCAATTACCGCGTCGGACGGCTGCGAACGAGAGGCGCGCGAAACAATACCCTGCGAATACGAGGGCGAAGAAACCCGAATAGGACTCAACGCACAATTTCTACAGGATTTTATAAACGCCGTTGCCGGCCCGCGCTTCGTAATGGAGTTCAAAGGATCGGAATCGCAGGTAGAACTCCGACCTATTGCAAGCGAGACGCTTGACTACACGTACATCGTGATGCCGATGAGGCTTTAACTAAATCGGAGGTCTGGTTCATGTGGGTACTTCTCGACCAGGCGCTAAGTGAGTCGCGGCGCAAAAAGATCTACTTCAAAGAATGGGCTGGCACTGGTCCAGTAACAACAGATGATTTGAATGAGGCACATCGATTCGATTCAGAAGAAGAAGCAAGGATGTCAGCGGCTTATCGATATTCGCTCAGCTTCTTTGAAGTGGTTGGGGTAGTGGTGACGGTTAAGAGTCGGGCGATTTAACACTTTTCCTTTCGGTTCACAGAAACAGGGATGAAGCCTACGTACCGGATCAAAGACTGGGACCGGAACTTTGAAAACCATGACAGCCGAAAGATCAGTAATGCCAGATGGTTCCCGATGCCTAACAAGCATGACGGGAAATCATTCCGGCGTATCGCGGCGCACCGGGATGGCGTCCCGGTCTTTGCCGCCTGGACCCTAATTCTCGAGGTGGCGAGCAAGATGCCGGTGCGCGGCGTACTGGCAGATGAAGATGGGCCACTCGACGCGGAAGACCTCGCCGCAATGACCGGATTTCCGGTCCAGATCTTTGATTTAGCCTTTGTTTTGTTGACCCAAGACAAGATCGCGTGGCTTGAAACGGATGACATAAAACCTCAGTCCGTCCCGGAACTTCCCGGCGCGTCCCGCGACTTCGCGTTGGAACAGAACAGAACAGAAGAACAAGGAACTACAGAGAACGGAAGTAAAGACGTTGGCTCGCGCGAAAAATCGCGCTCACCCGGCAGCATGGCGCAGCGAAGTGCTAACACCTGTAATGAAGAGTTTCTCGAAGGATTACAGCGAAGCGAAGCGTACCGCATGCTCAACGTGAGAATGCTTTTTGATCGCATGGTCCACTGGTGCCAGGAGCATGGTAAGCACCCGACCCGCCGGCGTTTTATCGCTTGGTTAAACCGGGAAGATATCCCAATCGAGGGTTCAAATGGAACGAGTAAACCCGCAGGCTATCAGACGGCTGCTGAACGACGAGAATCCGCTTTCAATCGACAACTCGCGCTTGTCACCGAGCTACGGAGCCGCAGTAGCGGAGCAGCTCACTAAGTACTTCGCTGGTAATCCGTCGAAGCCTGGTGACGATGAATTCCGATTGATGATCGCGACGTGGACCGAGACGCTGCAAGACGTGGTTCCTGAATACCGATTAGCAGAAGCTTTTGTTTACGCAAGACAGCACAGGTCTACAACCTTTCAGCTCGACGTTTCGGAAGTATGCGCGGCCTGGGCCCAAATCAAAGAGGCAGAACGAGTGTTACGCCCAGCGCAAAAACCGGCGTTCGCGAAAGAGGTTTGCAAGGACTGTAACGGGACCGGGACGAAGTTGATCAGAAAGATGGATTTCGATCTGGGCCGCGAATACACGTACGGCATGGCGTGCAACCACGAAGGCTGACAATGGACCATCCCGACTTAAAACACTGCCCAATCTGCACCAAGGATCTTCCTATCTCAGAGTTTGGTATCTGCCGAGCTCGAAAAGACGGACGCAATCTCTACTGTAAGAGTTGCATTCGAGAGAAAGTCAGGCAATCGAGGATCGGAAAAAAGAACTGGCGACAAGCGCAGAAGGACCGGCGCGTGAAGCTGTTCGAACAGTTGAACGATCCGAGTTTTGTAAAACCCGAACGCGCGGTCTTCTTGAAATCATCTCCGGTGGAACGTGTACGCGAAGCGGTTCAAAAGGGCGCACGAACGCAGTCTGATATCGCGTATGAAACCAAGTTAGGCAAAGACGAAATCGGAGACGCGCTCGCTCACTTGCTCCTATGGACCAAGGAGATCGAAACGAAGCCTGACGGCGATAACCGCTACTACTTCATTCGACAAGTTCAAGAACAACCAAAGCGCAAAGACTCTGTTTTGAGTCTCAGTTCTCTTGGTCCAGTGATGAAACACGAGAGGGTGGCGTGACGACCGAAGCATTAAATCTTGATCGTACAGCTTACCTTGCTTTCCTTGAGAGCAAGATTAAAGGCGCACAAGAGCAGGCTTCATCTGCTATCGATACCTCGTTAATTCATCCAGCTACGTTCCCACACCAACGCGATGTAATTCTTTGGGCGCTGCGTCGAGAGCGCGGGCTGATTGCCGCGAGCTTTGGACTTGGTAAAACGTCGATCGAAAGTGAGATCGCGCGCCTGTTAGTGGCAGCGCATCCTGATTCGAAGTTCCTGGTTGTGTGCCCGCTCGGAGTAAGACATCAATTCATCGACGAAGATGGACCACGTCTCGGAATTAACTGGAAGTACGTTTACGACGATGCCACGGTTGAAAGCGCAGACACGCCGTTTCTGGTTACCAACTACGAGCGATTACGCGATGGGAATATAACGCCGGCGAAGCATCCGATTATCGGAGTCAGCCTTGATGAAGGTTCGGTGATGCGTTCGCTGGGAAGCAAGACCGTCGACCGTTTCCTTAAAATCTTTCAACATATTAAATATCGGTTCGTTGCGACGGCCACACCCTGCCCGAACAGTTACAAGGAAATAATTTACTACGCTGATTATCTTGGCGTGATGGACCACGGCCAAGCTTTGACACGATGGTTCAAGCGCAACCCTGATAAAGCCGGCGACCTCCAGATCCATCCCCAGCATGAGGCGGATTTCTGGCTATGGGTTTCCACCTGGGCGCTATTTCTCTACAGCCCAGCCGACATGGGTTATGACGCGACTGGTTACGAGCTGCCGGAGTTGAGAGTTCACTGGCACCGCGTGCCTGTCGATCACACCCGAGCCTTCAACTACGCCGACAACTTTGGGCAACGAAAACTTCTAATCAGCGCAGCGCGTGGTGTAAGTCAGTCAGCGAGGGAGAAGCGCGAAACACTACCAGCTCGTGTAGCAAAGGCCAAAGAAATAATCGAAACAGATCCGGACGCGCATTGGCTGCTGTGGCACGGACTCGAGGATGAACGTAGGGCTATTACAAAAGAGATTTCTGACTCTGTAGCGGTCTACGGCTCACAAGATCTCGAGGTCCGGGAAGACCTCGTACTCGGATTCTCGCGCGGGACCGTCAAGCGACTCGCCACAAAGCCCGAACTGTCCGGATCCGGTTGCAATTTTCAATACCACTGCCATTCAAACATCTTTGTCGGCATAAACTACTTCTTCGAAGACTTCATTCAGGCGATTCACCGCACACACAGATTTCAACAGAAGCATCCCGTCGACGTCCACATCATTTACGCAGAGAGCGAGCAGCCGATCGCTGACGCCCTGCGCTTGAAGTGGGAGCAACACGATCGCCTCGTCGACAAGATGCGCAAGATCATTCGAGAGTTTGGTCTGGACCACCGGCTGATCAACGAAGAGTTGAAGCGAAAACTTGGCGTCGAGCGAAAATCGATTACCGGCGATCGCTTTAAAGCAGTGAATAACGATTGTGTTCTGGAAATGGAAAATATCGACTCCGATTCAGTTGGGTTAGTTCATACCTCAATTCCTTTTTCAGACCATTACGAGTACACAGCGAACTACGAAGACTTTGGTCACAACGATGGCAATGATGGGTTCTTTGCGCAGATGGATTTTCTTATTCCACAACTGCTTCGAGTCCTGAAGCCCGGACGTGTCGCCGCCATCCACGTCAAAGACAGAATCCTCTATAGCCACCAAACTAAATCAGGCTTGATGGAAGTCGACCCCTTTTCGGATCTCACCGTGCAAGCCTTCATGCGTCACGGATTTCTCTACGAAGGGCGGCGGACCATCACAACGGACGTTGTTAGAGAGAATGCGTCGACGTATCGACTTGGCTACACAGAAATGACGCGCGACGCGACGAAGATGGGCTGTGGGTTACCGGAATACCTTCTGCTATTTAGAAAACCGCCTACGCTGATAACCACAGCTCGAGCCGATGAGCCGGTCAGCCGGGATAAATCCGAGTACAGCCGCGGGCGCTGGCAAGCCGATGCGCACGCCTACTGGCGCAGCGATGGCAACAGTCTGATTCCGTCCCGGCCGGAAGATCAAGTCGGCTTCCTGCTGAATCTGCTCGCAAAGGTCCAGCCGTACAGCTTCGAGGCGCACGTCGCGAAGCTCGAGGATCTGGAAAAGCGCGGCATGCTGCCGGCGTCATTCTTTTACGAACCACCGGAGTCCAATAGCACATGGGTATGGGATGACGTTCAAATGATGCGCGGCTTGAATTCTTCACAGAGCCGACGCGAACAAGTCAACCACACTTGCCCGCTTCCGTTCGATATCGTCGAGCGCGCAATCAACCTTTACTCAAATCCTGGCGACATAGTTTTTGATCCCTTCGCCGGAATTTTTACTGTTCCCTATTGCGCAATCAAAGCCGGACGCTTTGGTCACGGAGTAGAACTGAGCGAGACCTACTTCAAAGACGGTGTTCGCTACTGTCAAGAAGCAGAAACCGAAGCCACGGCACCAACGCTATTTGACTTGATGGAGGCAACCGCGTGATGGAAGACAATCAACATCGCGTTTGCACGTCGCAACCGTTCTGCCTCTGCGTTGGACAGGTGAACGAGTGGGACGAATGCTGCTGCACGGGCAATATAGCCGGATGTTCGAAAGAACAATGCGAGGCCTGTGGCGCTCCGCTCGAGGTCGTTGAGGATGACGCACGGGAGGCCGCGTGAGCGCGCAAGCCACTCTATTCGACTCCTGTTTGACTGATTACGTGCAGCGGTGTCTGGAGCTAGGCGCGCGGATCGTGAAGAAGAGCAAAGGCACCATTGGCATGGTCCTGTGCCCGGCGTGCAATTCAGAGAAGGACTTGAGGCACGGTTACGAGCAAGGCGAGTTCCGAGGGTATGTGTGCGGTTGCGGCAACCGATTCTCAAGCGACGAAGCCGCGATACTGACGTTTCAAAACGTCACCTGATAACCAAAACGAAAGGATGGACCAATGCAATACGAACTGAGTTCTGAAGTCGCGAAAGTCGCAGAGGGGGTAATCAGGCGACATCACCCGGATCTCTACTCGAAACGAATTCACTATCTAATGCTCGACAAGAAAGACGAAAAAGGTTCATCTGTTTCCAAGAAGAGCAAAGGGCACCAGGTATTCGCTGAGATCAAAGTGTTGAGTAGTGATGCCGCGTTTTTGATCTCTGGTGAAGCACGCACAGATGATGATGGACCAATGCCCGTAGTTGTGTTGAAGGTTTATCGCATGCCGTGGATGAACCTAAAGGCCGAAACCCGCGAAGCTCTGATCGATTCTCAGCTATGCCGATTGATTTACGATGACGAAACCGGCAGGCCGTCGATCATGGAATACGACGCAAAACTGATAGGAGCGAACCTTGCTCACTATGGCGCTTGGAACGACGAGATTCAGCGAGTTCTGAAAGCACCGAAAGACCTTCCGCTATTCGAAGAAAATGGCAAGCCAAAAGTTGAGCAGGAAGTGAAGGTTGTTAAAGCTGGCAACGGCAAGGCTGTTGATCCTGACGCCAACAGCAAAGCGCCTGAAACTCCAAAATCTGATCTTCCCTCAATCTCAGAACACGCTAACCAAAAACGCGGACGTACACGAGCACATAGAGCGGGGAATTAAAGCCATGGGCGACTCAAAGATCGAATGGACAGAAAAGACTTGGAATCCGGTGCGCGGGTGTTCGGTCGTTTCCGAGGGATGCCGGAACTGTTACGCGATGACCTTCGCAACGCGTTTCGCGGGTGAGGGCGAAGCCTATGAAGGATTGGCCTATCGAAACGAGTCGGGCGCGCACTGGACAGGCAAGGTCAGGTTGATCGAAGAACACCTGAATGATCCTATGCGATGGCGAAAGCCCGCTATGATCTTCGTCAACTCAATGTCGGACCTATTCCACGAGTCGCTATCCGATGGAGCGATTCTCCGCGTCTTCGACGTAATGCGTCAGTGTCCACAGCATACGTTCCAGATCCTGACCAAACGTCCGGCACGGATGCTCGACTGGTTTCAGCGGTGGGCCAACACAGATGGTGAGCCACGCGAGCCGCAGTTAGTTCGCGGTCCGAAGGAACAACGCCAAGCGCACCCGTCACCGCGCGGTAAGATGTACGCTGAATACCTCGAAACGCTCGGCAGCACACCGCCGCCGGGATGCGCATGGCCTACCTTCGACTGGATTGGTGGTATGCGATGGTGGCCCGCCTCGACGTTCACGCTCGACAACGTCTGGCTTGGCATCTCAGTCGAAGACCAAAAGACCGCAGACGAA